AGTGACCACGAACTATTATGTGGCACGTGGCCCTGATGACATGAAAGAACAAGTCATGGCAGGTAAACTACGCACCGGCAATGCCATTATTGACTTTGCCGCCGGCCAATCTCCTGCAAGTCCGCAGGTGGGTATCGACTGATGAAGATAACAGAAGTCCTGCAACGCCGTGCGCCAGCACCTGTGCTCAAAGAAGGTATCGTGCATCCTGAGGATGCGATATGGACCAATGGCATAGCAGGTGCTAAACAATCAATCGCCGCATTGAGCAACATGGCCAGCGGGCAGGAACTTACTACCATCAAGTGGGATGGATTTCCTGCGCTGATATTTGGACGCGACATCAATGGCAATCTCATGGTCACAGACAAGCACATGTTCGACAAGAAAGATGGCTCGGGACGTGTGACCAGTGCGCAGGCATTCCAGCAATATGATATCAATCGTGGCGCTGATCGTAGTGATCTATATGCCAAGATCAATGTGCTTTGGCCAGCCCTGGAAGCGATCATTCCAGCTGGTTTCCGTGGATTTTACTTCGGGGATCTGCTGTATGCAGGGCGCCTACAACCCACAAATGGTTTCTATGTGTTCAAACCAAACACAGTTACCTACAAGGTAAAAGAACAAAGCCCAACCGGAATCAAGATAGGTTCCAGCATAGGCGGTATCGCTGTGCATTCATTCATACCAGGCATTGGTGAGCCTGATCAGCCACTGGAAGGCACAGGTGGTCTGCCCACGAATGGCAATCCAATTTGGTTTGTCACTGGTGAAATGCCAGTACCAAAAGTACAGATAGATCAAACAGCAAAAGCCGCCGCAGACAAAGTGGTAGCTCAGTACGAATCGGCAGTGACAGACTTCATGTCAAAATTGACCGAACTGAAAGCCAAGGGCATAATTGGACTAGCAAGCAAGTACATAACCAGTAAGATTTCTTCTGGAAGTTTTGACAACATGCTCAACGATTTTTATCATTACTTGGCAGGTAACTTGTCACCAGCCGCTGCCACAAAACTGCTAGGCGATGGCAAAGGTTGGTTGTATGGTGAAGGCAAAGCGGGTCTTGAAGGCATGTTTGCCATATGGGTGGCATTGTACAATTTCAAGTTGAACATCAAGCAACAGATAGACCAGCAGAGCGCAACAGGCGATATACAAGCATTCACCGGCAACGATGTTGGCCATGAAGGATATGTGGTAGGCGGCGGCGCTGACAAATTCAAGCTGATAGATAGGCTGGGCTTTAGCCGAGCAAACTTTGCCAAGAACGGATAACATGTTTGAATTCATCAAAGAAGAAATAGTAGAGGCTCGCATGTTCACTGGCACCGCTAGTATCAGCAAGCACAGCCTCAGCAGTCTCAGTCGTGTGTTATATCTTAACCTGCTGACCTTGGAGATACTGCGTTACTCTGATCTCAGCACAGCACAGCACTATGCCAATCTAACCTTGCAGTATGGTGATTTCAATCACATGCGTGGGTCAGGCACTGATCTCGCAAACCTGTTGGCGGTACTCAGCAATCAAAGCGACTATGAGGACAGGATAGAGATAGACGACAAGATCGTGGCACCTGTGCTACAGACCAAGGCTTATCTCAGAGGTGTGTGGCAACTGACGCCACGTGGGCAACACTCACGTGATCGCATGTTTTTCATGGGCATAGAAACACAGCTGGGCATCAATGACAGCATGCTCTGGAGCATACGACGTGGTGTGCTAGACTGGGAACATCTAGACGAACACGAGCGCCGCAGGGTAGTGAGTAATATGCGCAGAGAAATCCAAAGACATGCCATGCGCTTGGATCTCGCAGAATACCTACCAAAACACTGAATTTATAATCAAATCATAAATATTTGCATGTAGCACAAAAGTGCTCGTTAAAATAGGAGAACTAAAATGGCAGTTTTTGCAAGAGTAAATGGTGGCGCACAGCCAGTACAAAACGTTGGTGTTAACGTCACCACAAACGCAAACGCACAGTTTGTGTCAACAGGTATCGCTACCCCACTAAACGCTTATCGTTTAGAGTTGGATGGCAACTTGGCAGCTGAACTAGGTTACAACGCTTCTGGTACACCAGGCGCAGTTACAACCTTGTTGAACGCTATTGCCGCTAACGCAACAATCATTGCTTACCAAATCGACGTTGGCACCGGTGGTGCTGGTGGTTTTGGCGCCGCATTGAGCGTGTTGGTCGAGCGTACAGGTTGGTCAGGCAACGCCGCTGTACAAACAGTGGTCCGTGCATTGGGTTCAAACATTGGTGCAACACAAGCTGTTGATGCCAGCGTTACCAACGTATACGACAAGGGCTTCAAGCTAGCTCGCGTGTAATATTATTCACCGTGACAGGAAAAGCACCTCCGGGTGCTTTTTTTGTGACTAAATATTTGCATGAACACCATTGACTCTATCATAACAGGACACACACTAGTGGATATCACACGCACTGGTGTCATCCGCGATGTGATAGATCCTGTGGCTAGAGATCAGCAACGCAACTGGGAAACCGTGCTACAGTGCATTGGATTACGTGCCCAGCCTATAGAAATACACTACACCATCGACACCATGGACATGAAACACATGGAGTTTGGCGAAATGTATCGCGACATGCAAAAAGTCTGGACGTTTGCATTTGTTGTTGAACACAGTTCAGTGTTTGATGATGGCAAACGAGAACTTGGCTTATTAGAGGATGCGTTTGATGAAGTTCCTGTGGTAACAGGCCTGCAAGAAACAGCCAGGTTCATACTGCCTATATTCCACACAGCTGGTCCCATTAAAAACATATATTTTAAGTCTGCGCCAATTGGGTTAAATAAGTGATAGATGCAATAACATCACTGGCAATTATTAAGGCTCATATCAAGGCTCAACAAAGCGCATCGTTACCAACATAACGGAGCAGATTCGGTGTCGACAAATATTGAAAAAACCAACCTTGAGGCCCACGTAGAGCTGTGCGCGGAAAGGTATGACAAATTGGAAACAAAACTCGACGCTGTTGAAAAAAAGGTCGAACGGTTAGAAAGCCACGTGCTTGAGATAAAAGAAGCACTGGCCGGCACTGGCGACAAGCAGAGCAAACAGCTCATTGCTATCGGCACAGCTATTGTATCAGTCCTGTTGACTGGTATCATCACTATTCTGGTACATTTCATAGCATCAAAATGAGAGCTATAGAAATGATGTCTGGGCTGTTGTTGCCCATCACAAATGAAGAAGCTGATCTACTCAATAAGTTTGATGACTCGAGCATGAAACGTAGCGATCTAAATGAACGTGAAGTTGTTGTTGCCAATAATATGGTAAACAAAGATGTGCTCTATAGGAAAAATCAAGATGGCACAGTCACGTACTTCAAAAAAAATCAATAAAAAAATCTACAAAAAAGCGCAAAATCAGGCCCTAGCAGAAACAGCCACAACCGTGATGGCATACCTGATCGAGCATTGGACTGCTGACGAATTGGATCGCATGAGCCGCAATGGAGACATGCTGTTTATTGATCTTGGCAAAGGATACTATCGTGTGGGTAGATTCAATCTACGCAGGATCACTCCACAATGCTGGCGAGTGACAGATTTAACAAACCGCTTGATACATGACTTTTTCAACAAACAAGCCGCTGTGTTTTTCTGCATGTACGAAACCAAGCATCATTTTACCTCCAGTAACAAAATCTTACATTCTGACATACGTTTGGGCAGGATGAATGATGCTTTGTATCAATACAATATAAAGCTGAAGAAAGCGGAAGAATCTGGCGACGGCTGGCGCTTGGATTTGTATTTGGCCCGCATAAGCGGCATAAAACCACTGTTCGATGCAGAGGAAACTAATCTGCTGAAAACCATAAACCACGCTAAATACTCTAAAGTTTGGGATACTAAAAACCATGAAACTGCAAGACATAGCCACTAGGCCAACATCATTAAGAATCAACAAGATCAACGAAAGCCGTTTCGGCTTCGCGATTGACTACAGAAAGCTCACTGTGCCAAAAGCACGTCAGCTCAGCAGACAGCTAGGCGAAAGCCTTGTACAGCTCAAGCAGAGTTTTGGCATGCACCGCACTGAGAAGAATCCACGCTACATGGAATTGCTCATGGTGCGTGAAGGACTTCATCGCTGGCTTGAAGAAAATCGTCCGTTGAATGAAAGCGAAATCGCCAAGTCAGGCGCTATACTCGCTGCCAAAGACATCGTGGACAGCATGCAAGACATGTTGGAAGATATCAGCAAGATGCAGAATGAACAACTGCCTGCTCTGCTGGATACCATCCGTGATCAGATTGGCCAGCCGCAAGCTGATGCATTCAAAGGTACCGTTGCTCCATTGTTGCAACAACTCACACAACAGCTACAAGG